TATCACTCCTCCTTCTTGTTGGGTCTCTACCTCCACTGATGCTCGAGGCGATCGCCTTAGACGATCAGCCTACAAGCCCGATGATTATGCAATCATCGCAGCTGCAAATTGTCCCGAATTCTGGGGACAAAAATGGTTCAAAGCCGAACCTCAAGGCAAATCTTTATCTACGATCCACCGTGAAAACCATCACGGCCATACTTGGAAACAGTGCTTACTCAACCCTAACAACGTAGGTTATTTTCATACCATGTGTCCCAAGTGTCGTTCCCTTGTCAAGAGGACTGATTCTAGGGGTGTTTGCGTCAAATGTTCTCGTCGATCCAAATATATTCCCCGTGTACATGCTGAATCTCAGATGTTTTCTGCTCTTACTAATTGGGCTACAGGAACTAACGATATAGCTTCTTCTATTACTTCTACTTGTTCTCGCGTTGATGATGCGGTTGCCGAGAATGCAACTCGCTTATCAGAATTTCTTGATAATGCTAATAACATTTCTTCTGTTCTTGCTGATGCTACCAAATTTGTTACTGATACTACTAAGTCTCCCGTATTCCTTGCTTCTCTTGCAGCTGGTCTCGCAGCCTTATTTACCGATACTTCACGTTCTGTTCGTATTATTGCTTTAACCAATTTAGCCGTTTCTATTGTTGGCTACGCTAGATCTTATCAATATCTTAAAGATCGCGTGTCTGACACTATTGATTTTGTTAAAACTTTGCATACTGCTGCTTCAAATTTTCTTTCCGCTATTGATTTATTTCGTCCTTCTGCTGAGGGTACTATTCGTGCTGTTGTACAAGGTCCTGATGTTGAAATTTTAATGAAAGGTCTTTCTTTTGCTGGTGCTATTTTATCTATGTTAGTTCTTGGTCGTGTTTCATTCAGTACTCTTGATTTCGATAAATTTTTGCGTCGCGCCTCACTTGTTGGAAATTCTATCCGCTCCGTTCAAACTCTTTTTGATTATATTCAGGCTAGTTTTATTTCCTCTTTTGGTTACTGCTGCGAAAAGATGGGTGTCGCTAATCCCGTTCATGATTCTCTACCTGAAGATATTCGTGAATATTGCTCTCGCGCTATCGAAGTTATTACTCGTCCTTCTAATACCACTACTTTTACTTCTGATTATGCTGCTGAAGTCCATGTCCTTATGACTCAAGGCGACGTCCTTCGTGGTCGCGCTTCTCGTTTTCGTTATCCTTCTACTGCTGTTACTATGTTACAAAATACTTTTGA